GCACGTTGGGCATATAACTGGACTTTAGCAAGACAACAAGAAAATTATAAAAATGGTGGTAAATAATAATGATACCTGATAAAAATGAATTAATTAATCTAATTCAACAAAATATGACTAGAGAAGAAATAGGTAAATTGTATAAAAAATCTCCATCAACGGTATCTGTTTGGTTTAAAAAATATAATTTAAAATCACGTTTAATTGGTGGTGCAAGAAATGTAAAAGACTTAATAGGGAAAAAGTTCTGTAAATTAATTGTAATTGATTTATTTCAAATAGGAACACATGGAAAAGAATATATATGTAAATGTGATTGTGGAAATACAACAATTCAAAGAGGAGCTTCTCTAACAAGTGGTTCTGTTGTGTCTTGTGGGTGTAATAGAACAGAAAAAGCAAAGATATCAGGAGCTTCAAATCTTAAAGAATATTATGCTAAAACATATGATAGAGAGAAGTATATTAATTTAGCTAAATCACATATAAATGAAAAACATAATTATTTGACAATAACAGATATTGAATATGATTATAATAATAAATCTTACAAATACGTTTGTAAATGCGATTGTGGAAACACAACAATTCAAATTTATTCAGATTTAAAATCTGGGAAAGTCAAATCATGCGGTTGCTATCAAAAAGAACAGATTAGTATAATTGGGTCAAATATAGGTCTGAATAATTATAAAAATAATTATAATTGGTATTTTATAAAAAATAATAAAAAATTTAATTGTAGAAGTGGTTTTGAAGTTTTTTATGCAAATTATTTAATAATAAATAATATAAATTTTGAATATGAGAGCAAGTGTTTCGTTTTAGACAAAGGTAAAAGGTATACGCCTGATTTCTATTTGATTGATGAAGATAAGTATATAGAAATTAAAGGCAGTTTTAAAGTAAATAAGTCACATCAAAGAGAAAATATTGAAATCTTTAAAAAGTATTATAAATTGGATATATTATATTGGAACGACATTGTTCAACAATGTAATTTACCCTTAAAGTCCTACAGTTCATATTTGCAAAGAGCAAGAAAATTAGGCATAAAAGAAGAAGATTATTTAGCAACATATAAAATAGAAAGGAGGAGTTACTGAAACTTAAATTCCTAAACGTAAGAGGTATGATGAAGAATAAGTTTTCAGTAACGGAGAAAATATATGAAACTAGACTTTAATCTAACACAAAAAGAAAGAATAGAATTTGTTAGAAATTTTAAAAACCCAACTAATGAACAGAAAGAAATTTTGGCAAATTATATATTGTGGGCAGAACCACAAAAAAACTTTTATATTACAGAAGAAAAGATACTAAAAAAACAAAAGCAATACGGCGTAATTTATTTAGAAGAACATAATATGGATATATTTAAAAAAATAACTTCTAAAGCAACAAGAATTCGTAATAAACCAATAGATTATGAAAAAGAGGCAACAAAACCTATAAAAGAATTATTAAAAACAATTATACATTTAGAAAATAGTGAATTGGATAGAGATAAAAGAAAATTATTAAGTGATTTATATAAAGAACAATATTATATATTGGATAATCAAAGAAATACTATAAATAGTAGATATGATGTGCAAGCAAAAAACTTTCATGATATTATTATATCTGAAGTAGATGATTTTGGGTTAGAGGTATATCCAAGTATGTACACACCTGCATTTAAAACCTTTGATATTCTTATAGGTGAAAAAACCGATAAAATGATAGACTTAACAAACATTGCACATTTAAGTGAATTGTATAAAAATTGGCATGAATATCCTATGTTGCATGAAACATTAGAATTTTTTGAAGGTCTATTGTATCTATCAAAAAAGAAACAATTGGTTTTAAAAACAAGGAAAACGGGAATGCCGCAAATTTCTGCTGCTAAATATATAGAAAGAGAATTAGGTTCTTCAATAAACCCAAATTATTTATCAACTATTCTATATAAACAAATACTTCCTGCATTTGCAGAAAAAGTTCAAGATTTTATTAATTCACAAGGTGATGAACTTTTCCAATGTGTTGAATGTGGCAAAAAATTGCCCGATAATTCTAAATTCTATCATTATTCAAATGGCAAAAGAAAAAGAAAAAAATGTAAAAAATGTTATTTAGGAGGTTAATATATGAAGAAAAAATGTACTTATTGCAAAAAGGAAAAAACACTAGACGTTTTTATAGATACCGAAAATATATTTTTTGTAGACAAAAAATTTCCCATATGTTTAGAGTGTTTAAACGATTTCTTTACTCAAAAAGTACCAAGTGGCAAAGAGTGGGATACCTTTAATAAATTTTGTCAAACTATAGATATATATTTTGACCCACAACTTTACCAAGAACTTAGAGATATAGATGCTGAAAATGCACTTATATTATATATGAAGAAAGCACCAAAAGCTGATACCGTTGATTGGAATACACTAAACAAAGCATATTTAAAATTAGTTACACTTGGCGAAATTCATCAAGTACATCCTGTATTAGAAGAGGGCGAATTATTAAGACTTAAAGACGCTTGGGGTGAAGAATATTTACAAGAAGAATGTTTAGAATTAGAAAAAATGCTAAAATCTTGGCGACAAACTCAAGCAATATCCAATCATAATCAATTAGAAGATACAAAAAGATTATGTAAGATTGCTTTACAAATGGATAAAAAGGTTCGAGCAGGTGAGGATATTGATAAAGTGCTAAAAACATATGTAGCATTAAAAGATAGTTTAGGTTTTTCCAACAAATCAAAAGGAAACTCTGATAGTATTGAGACAGTTGGCGAAATGTTTAGTTATTTAGAAAAATCAGGTTGGTTAAATACCTATTATCAAGGCGAAGAAAATGATGAATTAGATAAAACGATATTAGAAATGCAAGCTTGGACAAAAAGGGTTGTAATTGACAATTCTGAAATTGGCGATCAACTCGAAGCAACATTAAAACAAGTTGTAACACTATTAAATAAATCGAATAAATATGAGGAATTACCATCTGATGAAGATATTGATGAGGCAATGGAACAAGAGGATAAAGAGCTGGTAAACTTCTTTAACGAAGGTGAAATAAGCGATGATTGATTATAAAAGAATATTGGCAAAAGATACTTCATTAACTTGTGCAAAAAAGAATGGTGTTGTTTTTGAAAAAGGCTACTCTATTGATAAAGAATGGTTAGAAAGAAATATAGAAAAGGTGCAGAAAGTATGTCGCACCTTTTCTGCTTATCCAGATATATTTTTAGATGTAATAAAGCCGTCCGACTCAGAATTTAACCTATATCCATACCAAAGAATGGTATTAAGAGGCTCTGTAAGATATAGATATGTTTACATAACAGCACCTCGTGCTTTTAGTAAATCGTTTTTAATGATATTGGGATTTTTAACCTTATGTATATTCTGTCCTGGCATTAAGCTTTCAATAATAGCACCTGGGAAGGAGCAAGCAACACAATTAACAAAAGATAAATTTAATGAAATATTCGGATTATTTCCACTACTAAAGAAAGAATTAGTAGGCGGAGATTTTTTTTCAGGTAAGGATTACATCAATGCTATATTAGAAAACGGCTCAACTTTAGAAGTGGTTGCCGCTCTCGACTCTACTCGTGGACGTAGAAAACATGGTGGAATTATAGATGAGGTTAGAGACCATGATGGTGACAAATTAAATAACATAATTTTGCCACTTTTTAATGTAAGTAGAAGAACACTACTTGGTAAATTAAATCCTTATGAAAAAAAGCAAAGAATTATATATATAACATCTGCAGGTGATAAATTTTCATTTGCATATGATAAAATGATAGAAACACTTATACAATCTATTATATCGCCACAAGATGCTTGGGTATTTGGATGTAGTTACAAAGTGCCACTTATGCACAACCTTTTAGATGAAAATTATCTAAACCAGATTAAAACATCAACTACTTACTCTGCTGAGTCTTTTGCCAAAGAATATTTAGGTAGATGGTTGGCAGGTGGAAGTGATAGCTGGTTTGATGGTGAGCTATTAAACAAAAGAAGAATAGTTAAAATGGCTGAACACTACTATCATCAATCACAAAATAAAAGGGCGTTTTATCTAATATCGGTTGACGTTGCAAAATATAGCTGTCAAACAGTAGCCTCAGTTTTTAAGGTATTACCGAAAGACGGCAAATATTATAGTAAGTTAGTAAATATAAAAATATTGGGCTTAACTGAAGATAGAAAGCATTTTGAAAAACAAGCAATAGACTTAAAAAAGATGATAGCTGATTATAGAGTAAAAGAAATTGTTATAGATGGAAATGGTATAGGTGACGGACTTATAGATTTTATGATAATAGAAAATTCTGAAGATGGTGTTATTTATCCAGCATATGGCGTAAAAAATGACACAAAAGGACATTACAAAACAGCTAACAAATATGCAGGGGAAAAAATTATTTATAATATAAAAGGTAATGACGAACTAAATTCAAAAATTTATTCTAATGCTCTATCAAGAATACAAAGCGGACAAGTAGCTTTTTTAATTAGTGAGACTTTAGAAAAAGCTAGAATACAAAATTCTTCTTCATATAAAAAGATAGAGAAAAGAATAGAACATCTTTTACCTTATGAATTAACGACAAGACTATTTGCCGAAATGTTGAACCTAAAACTTTCGCCAAGAACAAGAGCAACCAATCTTATTGTGCTAGAACAAAAAAGTAAGTCAACATTGAAAGATAAATTTTCGTCAGCATCTTACGGATTGTGGCGAATAAAAGAACTAGAAGATGAATATTTGAACAATTTGAAAAAGAGCAGAAATTCTGCACGAAATCTTATATTTGTTGATTGATAAACGTACTTTATATATAAGGGGTGATAAAAACAATGAACACTAACTATGAAAAATTTAGCAAAGAGCTAAGTGGCTTTCTATCTGGAATGGAAAATGCTGTTATTTCAACATATGGAAATGAACGATATGCACCAGAAGAAACGTATGAATATACAAAAGAAGAAATTATTAGAATTATCAAAGAAGGCGATAGTTTAGAAAGAAGTAAATTATCACTCACTTTTTATAGAGTAAATGGATTGTATAGTGCATTAATACATCATTATTCAAACTTTTTACTTTATTTGTATGTTTTAAGTGTTAAGCCTAGTGCCAAAAAAATGCCTTTCAGTAAGTATGAAAAAGAGTATTATCAAGCATTAAATTATTTAGAAGATAGCGATATGTATAATCTCTCTATGAAGATATTTAATGAAGTACTAGTAAAAGGCGGCTATTATGTATTGGCAACAAAAACAAACACATCCGTTGTATTACAAGACTTACCTTTTGAATATTGTCGTTGCCGTTTCTTAGATTTAAATGGTTATGATGTGGTAGAACTTAATTTAGAATACTTCAATTCGGTGAGAAACCAAATTGATAGAGAACTCTTATTAAATACATACCCTAAAGAGATAGTAAAAGAATATAATAAATATGTAAGAGGCAAAAGAGATAGATGGTTACCACTATCTACAAAATACGCTTTTTATTTAAATATATTTGAAGAAAAGCCTTTCTTTCTTAATACACTCTTATCTTTGATAGGTATTGAGAAAAAGAAAGAATATCAAGACCAATTTGATAAAAAACAATTAGGAACTCTAATAACATTAGAGCCTGAATTGTTAAAAGATGGTGATTTTGCTATTGAGCCAAATGAAATGAAAGCATTGCACAAAGGGGCAGTAGCCAATGTAGGAAAACCACTTGATGCAAAAATACTATCCACTTATGCAAAAGTAAATGTACACAAATTGGCAAATGATAATTCTGCAAAAATAACAAATGAAGATATTTTAGATAGTTTTTACGCCGATGCTGGAATATCTTATAAATTGTTTAATGCAGATACAGATAAGACAGCTGAGTTTATTTTACAGAAAGATTTAGCCTTTTGTGTTAAATTTGGCGAAAAAATTGCCAAATTCTTTGAAAGAATACTCTTGTTATTGTTAAATACTAAGAAAGTAGAATTTTCAGTAAATATTCTTCCTGTTGCACAGTTTAACAAAGAGGAAGAATTTAAAAAATCAAAAGAATTGTTGGCATTTGGCTATAGCTTTTTAATTCCACATATTTTGGCAGGTGGAAAGCAAAGCAATCTATTATCATTAAAACAATTAGAAAATGATGGTCTTGATTTAGACAGTGTGTTAAAACCACTAATGTCATCTTATACAACAAGTGGCAAAAATTTACCACAAGATAAAGAAAAAGTTAAAGAGGAGGAAAAGCCAGTTGAACAAGAAGAAAATCAATTATAATTTACCTATAGAATTTTCTAAAAATTTAGAAAAGGTAAGTTCTAATTTAAGCAAGTGCCGAGCAAGAATTTGTTATGGCGACAGAAATCGTAACTATACCTGTTTTGAGGATGTTTTGCCTCAAATGGAAAAAAGTTTAATATATACTCCAATTAAGGCAATTTGGTCAGATGAAAAAAGAGATTTTGAGGGTCATGGCTGGAACTCAACTCAAGGGCGAATTTATGGTATTGTGCCCGCAGACCAAACTATCACATATGAAGAAAATTCAGATGAGGATGGTACAATAAAAAAATATATGGCTTGTGATGTATACTTATACACAGGTTTATATACAGAGGCAGGCTATATAGCTGGCAAAGGCTTGTCTTTAGAACTTAATCCAAAAACTGCAAAAGGTAAATGGATTGAGGATGAAAATGGTGATAGCTATTTTAAATTTAGCCAAGCAGAATTTCAAGCACTACAGGTTTTAGGTAATGAAGTAGAACCTTGCTTTGGCGGGGCGGCGTTCTATGAGTTCTTAATGACACAAAAAAAGGAGGATAATGATAAAATGGAAATTAAAAAGATTGCCGAAAATCTTTATGAATTAGTTGATGGCGAAGTAAAAACTTTGTTATATACTGTTACAAAAGAAGAGGCAGACAAATTGGGTGTGGCTACTGTAAGTTCAGTTTATGAACAAATGGACGAACTACAAGCAAAATATTCAACTTTAGAAACAGAAAAAGCTGAAGTAGCAGAAAAATATTCCACATTAGAAACTGAAAAAGTAGAAATAGAAACTAAATTTTCAGCACTTGAGGCAGAAAAAACTGCTCTTGATGAAAAATATTCAATTTTAGAGACAGAAAAAGTAGAGATTGAAAACAAATATTCTACTTTACAAGTAGAAAAGGTAGAAATTGAAACTAAATTTTCAGCACTAGAGGCAGAAAGATTAGAAAAAGAAACCTTGGAAAAAAAATCACTAATTGAAAAATACTCTAAAATTATAGGTGAAGAAAAAGCCGTAGAATTAGAGGATATAAAGTCAAAAGTGACTCAATATTCAGTACAAGAAATTGAGAAAGAGTTGGCTTTCTTATACACTAAGTCAAATGAGGGGGTATTGTTTGAAGGTCAAAGAATATACTCACATGGTGGTTCTCATAAATATGAAAACCCAGATAAAACATTAGAATTAATTAAAAAAATAGGGGGTAAACAATAATGGCATTAAAAAGACTAACAATAGAAGGCTATGGCGTAGCTGAATGGAACAAAATTGCAGCTCCATTTACAGCTAAGATGGAATCTCAACTTCCATTAGACCCAGACGTTTTCAAAGCAAATGACTCAGATACTTCAGGTATATTTTGTGAAGTAGGACAATTCCTAGCATTAGACAAAACAAACATGGTGGCAACTGTTCCAACAACTGCTACTGACGCAGGTTATCTTCCAATAGGATATAACTTCTCAAGTGAAGTATTATATGACGAAAGAAAAAGAGGTTTAAAGAATTTCAAACAAACTTGTGAAGATTTCTTACCTAACATAGGTATACCAGAAGTTTCAGATGTTATAACAATAAACGCTGTATTATATGACGACACAGAGTTCGCTGAAGACTCACCTAAAACAGCTGAAGATGTATTTATTGAAGCTTTGGGGGATGTAGCAACTACTCCACTATATGGTATATTAACAAACGAATCCAAAGGTTTTCTAGTAATTACTGAAGGAGTTACTAATAATTTAGGTGGAATAGTTTACAGAGTTGTAGAAAAAACATCAATGCCAGATGGGTCTACTGGTATAAAATTGCAAGCCGTGAAGGCATAAGGAGGGGTATAATAATGAAATTAAAACAAGGAACAACTGAGTATCAAACACTAAAAGATTTAATGTTATACTCAGCTAAAAATGAAGTACCAACTAACTATACTGTAGAAGGTGTGGTATTAGAGGATGTAAATAAGACACTTGCCGCTGAAATAGCTAAATATACAAGTGACTACTATGATTTACAAGACAATAAAAATCTAATCTATCGTTTGATAGGTGAAACATTTGATATAGCAGTACCAAAAAGAGTATTACCTTATTTTGAAAATTTTGCTACAACTAAAGTAGTAAAAGCAAATGACAGAAAATACTTTAAAATAATCAAAGGAAAATTAAGAGCGAAACAATTCGTTACAGCAGTAGGTTTGTCAGGCAGATATGAAACATTCAGATTAGATACCGACGAATTTGAAGTAAAGACAACTGCTATCGGCGGTGCTTGTAGAGTTAACTTCGAGAGATGGGCAAATGGTGATGAAAGTCTATCAGATTACACTGAAGTTTTAATGGATGGTATTATTGATAGAATGCACGGTGAAGTACAAAAAGCACTTCAAACTGCTATTAAAGCTACAAATAGACCATCAGCTAATAAAATTTCAGGAACTGGGTTCTCAGCAGATAATATGTTGAAACTTTGTAATGTTGCAAAAAGCTATGGCGACTCAGCTGTAATTTATGCTACACCAGAATTTATCGCAGCAATGGGTCTTGATGAAGTTGTGAAAGACGTTTACTCACAAAAGCAAGTTGATGACTATGTAGCTACAGGAAAAATTAAATCATTTAGAGGTTTCCCAATTGTAGAAATACCTCAATCATTTATAGATGAAAATAATGAAGTTACTGTAGTAAATCCACAGTTTGCTTACATTTTCCCAATTGGCAAAACAAAGCCAGTTGCTTCAGTTATTGAAGGGAAAACAATTGTTAAAGAGTTCCAAGGACATGATAGTTCCACTGAGGTAGAAGCTTACTTACGTTTTGGCGTTTCTGTTCTAACAAACCATGACTGGTGTATATATCAAAATACTACCATTACAGACACATCTAAATAATTAAAATAAAATATATGAGGGGGTAACACCCCCTTGAGTTAAAAAAGGAGAATAAAAAATGGATAAAGTTTTTATAACCTCACAGGTAAGTGGAACAATTTTGTTAATAGACTCTGAGGCTAAGGTTAATAAAACCTTTAAAAAGAAAGGACAAAAACATTTTGTAACAGCAGACCAATGGGATATTATACAGTTTAATGAAGGGTTTAATTATATGTTAAATCAAGGAATGTTATATGTAGAAACGCCTGAGGCAAAGAATGATACTCCGATTGAGGAGTTTGAAAAAATTGACGAAAATTTTATAAAGCATTGTTTTTTAGAAATAACACCTTCTGCTTTTGAGGCAAAGGTAAAAAATTTCGGACAGGAAATCTTAGAAGAGTTCGTTCAATATGCTGTAACAAATAAAATAATGGACTATGAAAAAAGCTCTATATTAAAAAAATTATGTGGGCTAGATATTGGTTCAATTATTAGAAGTTTGGAGGAAGATAAATAATGAGACCTTTAGAAGACCTTTACAAGGCGTTTCTAAGGTTGATAGACACAGATGAGTGGGATGACCTCTCAACTGAAGATTTAGTAGAAGAAGCAATGTCCGATTGGTTTGATTTATACCAATCGGCACTTCTTTTATTTAAATTCCCAAATACAGGCTTAGAGACTGATGATGGCGAAAATTTCAGAAATGAAGTTAGTGATGCCGAAATAAATGTGCTAGCAGAATATATGAAATACGAGTTTCTTGATAGACTATGTACATCTTGGGAAAACACAAAAACAATGTATCATGAGAAAGACTTCTCAAGTGCCAATCTCTTGAAAAGTTTAAATGAAACAGTAAAAAGGGCGGAGAGAAAAGCTATATCGAAAGAAAAGGCTTTTTATAGAAAGTTAGAAATTCACTCCGATTGTACTGAAAATTAATGAAAGAAAAATTATATTATTTACTTTGTTTACGTGAAGAAAAAAAAGATTGGATAGATTTTTTAGATAACCTTCTAAAAGATTTATATTATATAGAAAAAAGCGGTAAACAAGTAAACAATTTTAAAAGAATTGCCTTTTTAAAATATCATAGCTACGGGCTATTTAGACAAGAAATTCTTAATCTTCTTGAAGAAGGTGATTTATAATGCCTTTTTATGATGATTACCTTAGAAGAACTAATAGAAATGGAAATACCATGCAGGAAAGAGTTTTAACACAAAAAGAAAGAGAATTTGAAAAACTCACATTGCCAAAATCAATTTATTTATCTACTATAGAAAGTGTTGATGGTGAAGAAGAAAGTGAACCTTGTATTCTACAGCCACATAAATATAATCAAGAAAAAGAAATTAATAATTTGATGGTAAAAAAGAGTTTTCCATTAAGTGTTGGAACTGAATTAACAGTAGTACAAAAAATTGATGATAGAGAAAAAACTTCTCAATTATTAATAACATTTCATGAAAATAATCTAACATACGGATATTTAAAATATGAAGGAATTTTATTAGATGATGAGTTTACTATATTGGATGCCTATGATGAAGAAGTTAGCACTTTTTATTGCAAGATATTTAATGCTTCAAATAAATTCTTTGCCGACAATTTTAGAGATATAAACGGAGCTGCTTTAAAATCGGCGACAAAAAATAGAATAAATCTTGTGTGTAAAGATAATGAGTATTTGAAAAAAGATTTATATGTAGAATTTGGGCAAATGGCATGGAGAATAGAAGGTATAGATAGATTGTCAATTCCTAATATTGCTTATGTATCACTAGAAGAAACTCTTAAAGTTTTAAAGGAAGATAAAAATAATAAAGAATTAGTTATAGATGATAATACTAATTACTGGTTAAATGGCTTGGATGGTGATATAAAATGATAACAGACTTAGGTAATGTTGGAAAAGATACTCAAACAATAGTAAAAACATTAATTGATAATGATAATTTATGTAAGCTATTGAAAAACACAGAACGTAATCCATTGGAACAAGCTAACCCAGATAAGAGTTCAATATTACATAAAAATATTCTAATAGTACCGAATGTGAATTCTACTGAAAATACAGAAAGTAGAATAGTTGTTTTGGTTGCAAGTGGAGATATAGAAAGAGCAATAACTGATTTAACATTAAAAATTTTTATATATACTCCATATAAAGAGTGGTTAATAACTGGCGAACAATTAAGACCATTTGCTATTATGTCAGAAATAAATAAATCAATTAATGATTTAAAATTAAATACATTGGGGCAATTAAAATGTACAAACTTTAGTGTTTCTTCTTTAGGGGATGAGGTTGGATGCTATAGTTTAACCTACGAGTTCCATGAATATAGCTAATCACTCACTTGATGATTTAAAAAATTTATTCTTTTTTGGCGAAAAAGTGGAAACACCATATTTTACTTTTTATCCCCCAACTATTAAAGATGTTTTAGATAGTGGACAAAGTGAATTTGCGAAATATGTAACAACGTTAATAGGAAAAAAAGATAAAATAAGTTTTTCTCTTTTGTTAGAGATGACACAGAGAAATGATACTCTATATGCAGAAGTAACAAAGAGTCTGGAGTTCTTTTTAAAAGAAAAACCTTTTTATTTGCCTGATGTTGGATTAATTGTATTGGGAAACCCTAAAGATAATAGGGTAATAAATGAAAATTTATTTTCTGTATTGCAAGAATATATAAATATTTATTTGCATTTGCCGCCAAAAGCAGAAATTCCAAAAGACGAGAAACCACATGAGAAAAAAATGCGTGAAGCAAGAGAGAAGGTTGAAGAAGCGAAAAGAAAAAAAGCTCAGAAAGATGATGACTCACTAGGTTACTCTTTATTGGATATGATATCAAGCGTATCTTTGGAAATGAGTATGCCGCCAAAATCATTATATGAATGCTCTTATTATTTTTTAACTGAACAATTTGAAAGAATAAGAAGAAAATTCAATAGTGAACTTTCATATCAACAACTGCTAGTAGGGGCTGACCCTAAAAAATTAGACTTAACAAATTGGTTCTATAGTAGAGCCAAAAAATAAGGAGGAAAATAATGAATATATTTGAAAAACATGGTATTAAAGAAGTATGTGACGTTCTATTTGAAAAGATAGATAAGGTAGAGGAAAAATATGACTCTCAACGTACTATATTTCTTTCAACGGTACTAAAGGCTGCTATTAAAAAGACAAAAGTTTATCCAATGACTGCGTTTGTTGGTTCTTCTGAAGCAGAAGGTTTTTACGCATTAGCAATCCCCAATGTAGATATTGCAGCAGCAGGAGCAGCAAGTGGTCTTTTTTCAACGAACATTGAAAATATGATTTTAGCAGATTTTGCTATTAGACAAAACTTATTTACAAGAACAGGTGATAGATACTCATTTAAACTAAACCCAACTGACGTATTGTTTGGAGATTTTTACTTTGATGATAATTACGCTTCAGCTCCTTATGGCTCTGAAAAAGTTTGTATTATAAAAATAAGAGGTTCTGTTTCATATGATACTGATGAAATAATGGCATTAATAGATCAAAATTTATCAAGCGTACCTTACTTAGCAAAAGGTTATGATATAACATATCAATCACCAACTGAACTTGTAAATACAGCATTTGAGGGTAATTATGACCCTACAAAATGGAAAAAAAGTGGTGGTGTAGGTTACACAGCAGCAAGCACATTATTTGAAGGAGTTGATACAGTTCTAAAAGCAGCTGTAGAATTAACAACATTAACAGATGTGGGTGTGGTAGATGGACAAGATAACTTAACACCAAAAGAAAATGCTAAAATTTATGTAATGCGTAATTTAAATAGTTCTGCTTTACTAACTGATACAGCGGGCGAATTTGGTATCACAATAGGCGGTACAAAGTATGTATATACAGATGATGCATTAAAAGGTATAGAATATATCGCTTTAGTAATCGTTGGAACAAAAGCTGGTATTTTTGAAGTACCTTACTACAGTACAACATCAGTAAATACAATAGGCTGGCTAGTTACTATTGCAGGCTTCTTAACTGATGCCGAATGTGCTGATTTAGCAGACAACCACATAATTCATACTGGTTACTTAAATGTTCCTAACTTGGGAACAATAACAGTATCATATGAAATGACAGCATTAAAAATTAAAAAGACTATGAAAATAGTAAACAGATATACTCCAGTTCTATTCTTGGATACTCTAAAGGTTTCTACACTAGAACAAACAGCTGAAAGTGTTTCTGCTACAGGTGGTTTAGGTAACTCTTCACTAATTACTTGGGACTTTGGTAAAGAAATTACTCTTGACTTACAAGATGCCCTATATTCACCAGCATCAATGGCTCTACAAATGGGTTCTGATGAAAATGGAGATTTGACAAACGCTGTTAAAGAATTAAAATCAGTAGACAGAATGGAAAAAATTAAAGCCACAAAAGCTTTCATTATACCAGCAGGTAATAGTTTGGGCAAACCAACAGAGGCTGAAAAAGATGCTACTGCAACAGTTTACTTTAATCCTAATACAATGAAACCATTTGATGATGGTACACCAATTGCAGAAGGCGAAGTATTCTTAAAATGGACACGTTCAGTTGCAATAGACGGAACATCACTTGGCGGAAAAATCGAAATATCACAGGATGCATTCCCTGGCACTTACAAAATAACAATGACTACATACACAAGGTCTCAAGAAACTCAAAAAGACAAGAGAATGTCTATTGTTATTCCACAGGCTAAAATGCTAACAGAACAAACAATAACACTAGAGGCAGAAGGTGACCCTACTGTATTCTCAATGCCAGTAAAAGTTTTAAAACCAGAAGATGGCAAATCAGTAATTATAGAAACTTATGACATAGAAGAAGTTGGTCTAGCAGGTGAAGGCGGAACAGTAGTAGTAAACTCACTACCAACAATAACACCAGATAGTGCAAAAATGTATAAAACTGTATAGGAGGAGTAATCCATGTTCGGAATAAAAGAGGTCAATGACATCTTGATTTCCGCTATTACAGTAGACAATAATGGGAACGTTTCATACGTTCCCTATTTGTTTATAGAAACAGCGAAGGCAAGTGAAAGTGTTGTTAGTAGCAATACCGTAATTGCACAAGGTGGAAAGAAACAAAAAAATTTAATAGCATGGAGTGGTGAAAGTAAAACCACTTTAAACTTTCAGGACGCATTAATTAGTAATAAGTCAATAGAATTTTTAATAAAAGGTACAACTAATTTAAAAAACTCAATTAAAACATTGAGAAAAAAAGTTGCTTATGGTAAGACTACTGTAAGTGAATTAATAAAAAAAGATAATAACTTATCAGGAAGTTATTTTGAAAAATATTACGACCCTTTCTCACAAGAGGATAGACAAAGACAAATTTTATTTTCTACAACAAACTCAATAATAGAAGAAAAGCCAACTTATTTTGATAAAGAGTTGGTTTTTAGAAAAATGAAAGAAAGACAATATGATAGCAAATTTGATGGCATTCATGTTGGAAAAATGTTTAACCATGAACTACAAGGAAATACAATCGTGTTTTATTGTAATACCTTAGAAAAAAATGTAGAAAATAGTATAAAAATTGACGCAATATTTTATAAAGATGAATTAAGTGATTTAATTTTTATGAAATATGATATAGAAGAAAATAGATATGTTGTACAAAAAACATATTCAAGAGATACGGATTTTTATAGTTTCTTTAATATAAAAATCACACAATTCTCTAACTTAAACGAATTAATATATGAAATATTAACAAAATATCAAAATGTAGATATTAATAATTTTTTCTGTGTATTAAATAAAGAAACTCTTTTGCCTTTAAATGATAATGATATAATTTATGAGGGCGAAAAATATCTTATATTTGGCGTATTTGAAGAGAATATACAAGAAATAGAAGAGATAGATAATAACCTCTTTTACTCAGTAAAATGTATTGGCGTAAAAAGAGATAAATCAACAGGAAAAGATACTTTTTATGAAATTGAATATCCCAAAGTTTTCTTTGAAAAGAAAATTTCTTTATCGCCAACTTCTGATGGAGAACCTATTGTTATGGATTTTTCGGCTTTAGTTCTAGCAGAACCTTCTAAAAGCGAATATAAAATAAGCTTGCAGGAGGGATAAAATGAAAAACTTTGAAAAATATGGATTAAATGAGATGGCGGACATTCTTATAGAAAGAATAGAATTTGATGATTATGGCAATAAAATATATTTGCCGTTCTTATTTTTGGACACTCTTAAAATGTATTCCCATTCAATGACTGCCGAAAATGTAAAAATAAATGGTGGAAATAATCATTCTAACATGATTAGTTATTCATTTAATAGAAATGTAAATGTAAAAGTACAAGATGCTTTAGTTTCCAATAATTCTTACGCACTATTGCAAGGTTCAAAGTTTACGGAAACTTTCAATTCAATTTTAGAATATGTAAAAAAATATCTAAATGTTCAAGATGATAGTTGTTTATTAACAGAAAAATTATATAGAAAGATTAGCTTTCCTTATACAAAATTTTCTGAAAATGATAAAATGGCAATACAAATTTTTTCTGAGTATCAAATGGAAAAATTATTATTACAAGCAGATTATTTAGATTGTATTCAAAAAATAATTGATAATGTAAATTTAAGTTTTAAAAATGATGAAGGTGATATAGATTATATCGGTATGGCGGAATTATTTCCTCAAGATTTATTAAAAACTGAAAGTGCAAAAAAGCTAAAAAAGATTGAGGTTATAAACAAGTGTATTGCCAAAAAAATATTTGCTATAGATACGGAAATAAACAAAAAACACTATTTACTAAAAAACAATCCAGATTACTTAGAAAAAAATATAGTAACTTATTTAAACCCAGATACTATGCAACCATATAATCATAATGTAAAAAGTTGGAAAGATAAGCAAGGATATTTTAAAACTTTCTATAAGGGTGAAGAATATTTTAAATTTGAAAGAAAAATTGCTGATGAATTTACTGATTATGGTGGACAAATTACAATTGATGCTAAACTATCAAGTGGAGAATATAGGTTAACTGGTGTTACAAAAAAAAGAAATCTAAACGGAAAAGATGAATTTTATCAAATATGCTTTCCAAAAGTCTCTTTAAATTTCGGGCAAAACTTTGAAATAAATGAAAATTCTCCAGTAGTGTTTGATTTTGATTTTGATGTTTTAGAAAGTGAAGATGGAAATTATATGACAATAAATACTTTTAATGGAAATATAAATGAAAATGGCTCTTTTGAGGTTGTAGAAAACAGAGATTTCTTTTATAATGAAAACAAACAAGGTGAAGTTTTTACGTCAAAAAGAGTTGGTTTAAATATTTATGTTTCATTAAATGAACCCAAAGATAAACAAATAGCCGAAGGAAGTGTTTGGTTAAAAAGAAATGCAACTCATGATATGATATATATATTAGATAGAATAGATACAGACGAGGATTATGATAATACAATTGTTGTTTTTACAAGAGATGGACTAGAAGAAGCTAATCTTTATAGTGGAATAGGTTTTACAACTCTATTATCAATTAGACAAATTCAGTATATAAATGGTGACTTGGTTCAAATCCTTCCATATTGGATATATAGGGGCGGTCAGTGGTTTAGCAATTCTAATACTCTAACACAAGGAGTTAAAGTAAAAATAAAAAATAAAACATTAAACTTGGAGAGTGTTGATAATTTAATTTTAGATGATATCATACAAACCTATCAGCTAAACTATGGAACTGTTGATGAAGAAAATTTATCAGAAATTTTAAATATGTCTTTGGAGAATTTAGATGATTTTACATTAGCGGCAACAAATGAAAATATTATAATTTAGGAAGTGAAATAATGCAAGGAAAAAGTATAATACAAATGATAAATCCTTTTACTCAAAAAGTAGAAGAGCAATTTGAAAACAAAAACTTAATAACAAATGCTATATCAAATGCTTTTAAAACAAGTGTTTTATATAAAAATAAATTCCACACAGAGACAACAATAAATAACTATATAAAAGAATTAACTCCCTTATCTACAAAAGGATTGGGTGGAATTTTATTATGGGATAACACACTTACAGAAGATATAGATTTAGTTGATGCTCCTATGACTGTAAATAATATCGGTAGAGCAGGCGGAGGTTACAGTGGCAGCAACGCATATAGAGGGACTCTTAACGCTCCTGAAAGCGGAGTAATTACAAACGGATATAGAAATGTTTGGGATTTCGACACAGCAAGATGCAATGGACAAACAATAAAAGCTTTAACTTTAACACATAGAAACACAGGCAATAATGGTTGGATGAGTTTAAGTGGGCAAAATGAAAAAGAAAGCCCTTGTTTTTTTCAACAGGCTTCACCCTGCTTTGATTTGGAAGACTCTGATTCTTATTTTGTCACAATGTTAAGCGATACAAAAGCCTTGTATGCAAGAAAAGGAACTAACACCACATGGATTTTAAACGAATTAGAAATACCAAATACTGCTGAAGGATACAAACTCACAGATTTAGAAATAGGAGCGACAAAAAAAGGTGATGATATAACAGTTACTTTTGCAGGAACGCAAAGCAATAGAATACCTTATGTTGGAAGTAGAGTTGGAAATATTGTACATTTTATATGTGTATTAGGAACAACTAGTTTTTCACACGTTGAATTAGATTTAACAAATTACACCGTAACAGAAACATTAAAAAATACTGGAGCAACACTTTCTACTATATCTACTTATGCAAGAAACTGTATATATTTTGACGGTTTTTATTATTTGTGTGATAGTACATATAACATTACAAAAAGAAATTTAGATGGAAGCCTAAACGCCAATCTAAATTTAAAAATAGGTGTTAATTATGATGTTGGAATTTACAATAATAAAATAATTTGGGGACATTATGCTGATTCAGCAAGACCTATAAACACTTTTATTATTTGCGATGGAACAAATATTAAATTTATGTCAGATGGAAAAAGTTGCTACTTAGGGACAATAATAACGCCTTATTCAACTAAAATAAAACACCCTATGTTGTGGTCTAAAAGACACTATCAGGGGGATAGTGGGTTAACTTTAATGGGAACAAATTATTATTTGGGAACAATTAATAATTTATCGTCCCCAATAGTTAAAACCTCAGACTTTAATATGAAAATAATTTATGAATTAACAAACGAGTAGGTGATATAATGTATAATTTAAAAAATTTATACAATATAACACTTTCACAAAAACAATTAATAGGGGATAAAATATTTTTTATCCCTTATCTACACTTAGACCATTTAAAAGTAACTGATTTAAAAAAAGTTTCAACAAAAAAAGTCTATTCTGGTAGTTATAATAACACAAAAATAGGGAGTCAAGTTTTTGGCGAAAATTATCAATTAACTTTTGAAGAGGGCTTATTGTCAGATGAAAGTTTTTTATTTTATAACTCTCAAAATAAAAAAAATTTAATATCAACACATTTATCACTATACATAAAGTGTCTTACCGCAAATGAATATGGCGAAAAAAATTATACAACCAAAGCAAAACCTTCACCAAAATTAACTCAAGATGAAATATCTATATTATTTCAAAAGGCGGAACAGGTATATGAGGAAAATTATTTTCTAGGTGATTATTCAAAAGAAAACTCTCGAACACTATTAAAAAGAAACTACAATAGACCAGAAACATTAGTAAATTTTAATGTTCAATATTCCGCAATAGAAAGCGAATTATTGCAAGCTTTAGAGCCTCTCTCAAGTAAGCTTTTTGAGACAACTAGTCAAAAAATAGAAAAAAAATATTTAGAATTAATAGAACAAAACTTTTCAAATAACGAAATAATAATAAAAAATTCTGAACAAAACGAGAACTTTTTAATTTCACAACAAATGGAAGATTTAGAATATACTTTATATTTAGATAAAAATTTTAATATATATTCATCTGATGAAGAAAATATAATAGTTCCAAAAGGGCAAAAATATTATATAAAGAAAAGAATATATCAACCTGTTCCATTTGAAAAATTGGCAGATGAATATACTTTTACAATTCAACCAAACAACGAAATTTATTCTTTAATTGGAACTGGTGAAACAACAGATGGGCGACAATTCCAAGTTATTTTCCCTGAAATGAAAATATACGCCGAGAACTCTCCTTTTAGTAATAAAGAGCCTGCTTTATTTTCTTTTACAGCAGAGCCAATTTTGGCAAATAACACGCCTTTATATAAAATAGTATTTTATGAACAGAAAGATAACGTAATAAAAACCAAACTTATAGAGAATTACAACACATTCTCTACTCTAAATGTAGAATTAGAAGAGAACTTAGAGTTGTAAAACTAAACCCACCATTTATCTAATGGTGGGCATTTTTATAGGAGGGTATTATAGTTATGTTTACTTTTAAAGAAATATATAATATACATTTATTATCTTATCAAAAAACAGATAAATATGAAAAAGGAGAACCTGTTCTATTTTTAGAAAAAGCTGATTTTTCAAGTCTTACACCAAATTTTCAAAACTTGGAAACGACTAATAGTAACGGTGGAAACGTATATTGGGATTTTACCAAAGATACCACTTTTAGAATAAATAAGGGAATTGTAAGTACAAAAGAATTACAAATATTCCATCAAAATCTAAATGTACAAGACAATATAGAAAAAATTCCAGTTGCAAAAAGAGAAGTTCTAAAAACAAATGAGCTTTTTCAAATTACACTAAAAGAAACGCCTTTAGGAGATATAGGTGATTTATATATAGGTAATGATGATAAAACAATAACAAAAAAAATAGAAAAGAATTTTTATCAAAATGTTTTTTGCTATGATTTAGATATGAATAGATTATCACCAATTAGTCAAGATGGAAAAGTTATAACATTTGAAACAGCAAATTTAGATGTAATAGTTTATTATTCTTTTGAAAAAGATGTTAAGAAAACTCTTTATACGCTATCAAAAGGTGATACTATGTTTTTTAAAATTTTGGGGGAAATTGTTTATATAGATGAACAAACCAAACTTAAATCATCTTGTGTTATTGAATTTCCAAAAGCAATAATTCGTCCTAGTTTGAGTTATCAACTTGGTGCAGATAATAATTTTACAAGTTATGATTTTGAGTTTACTGCATTGGCTGATGAAAATGATAATAAAAAATATTCTAATAAATTAACTTTTTTGGTAGGTGATACTATTGAACCTTATGTCTAAAGAGTTAATAATAGCAAATAGTTGGGATAAAAAATGTGGCTGGAGAGAATACCGAAGATTTCTATTTGATAAATACCCTGATGGTAGTTATGGAGTAAAGAAAAAACTGGCTTTACCTGAAACTTATGTACATAGACAATTTGAAAGGCATTTTAAAGAGAATGATATTTCATATCAAAGCAAATTATCAAATAAATTCTCAAAATCTGGATTTATGGCAACTGTACAAGGTCAAAAGCAAAAAGAGCAAAGAAAAATAATTCCATTGGCAAAAAAAGTTGCTAAAATATTAAAGACAGAAGAGCCACAAACACTTGAAGAGTCTTGCCGTTTTTTATCAAATTATTTAAAAGTTGGAAGTACAATAGATAAAGAGGAAGAAACTCTCTTTGAACAAACACTTTTAAAAGGAATAGAAGATATATTTAATCAAGTTTTTTTAAATGAGAATTTTTCTTTTAATAGCATATCTTTAATAGCTATGTTAAATATTTTAAAAACGAACCCTGAGGATTTAGAACTTATTATACAAGGATTAACAAAAGTTTTATCTCAAATACAAAGTCAAGTAGGTTCTGCAAACGCAGAAATTGAACAAACATTATTAAAAACATATATAAAACGTTTATCAGGTGCTATAACTTACTTAGCACAGACTAACAAAGGTCAATATAATGCTAAATCAAAAATTGAAAAGGAAATAAAAAATTCTTTTAATGAAATAGGAATAATTTTTAAAGAACGTAAACTATTTAAAGATAAATATTTAGATAGTGGATTGGTTAACTTATTTGACTTCAAAGCTTCTAAGGAGGGCTTATCATCAAAAGAAAAAGGTGATGCTTACGAACAACAACTTGGTGATAATTTAGCAGATAATTTATCTTATGAGTTAACAAAAGCACTTGAGAAAGGAACTTCAAGTAGTAGTTTAAAGATAAAAGGTAAAACTATTGGAACAAAAAGAATAAGGGGTAAGCAACAAAAGATTGACTTTGTTTGGGACTATTCTTTTGGTACAGGAAAAAACAAAGTGCAAAAGCAAATAAACTTTTCGGCAAAAAATTATACAACAACAAATTTAGAATTTCATAAAGGTGGATTTTCCGCATTAACCAATAAAGACTGGTTAGGAAAACAAAGTGGTTCGGCAAATTTTGCTAAGTATCTACAATCACCTGCATTTAAATATTGGTATTCAAATACCGTTTTTCAAATGATTTCATCTAATGAAAGCTTTTTAGAAATGGAAGCTTTTTTAGAAGATTTAAAAAGAATGTCGGCATTATTTTTAGGTGGACGTTCAAAACAGGATGAAGTAGACTTTCTATTTGTACAAGATAAAATAGTTCCTTTATCATTAATATTAGAAAGATATCAAAATGCCATTGTAATAAATAATAGAAATAACTTTTCCAATAATCTTTTAAAGGCAAATCGAACACAACAGTTAAATGATAGACTATTCCCAGAAGGTATCAATATTGGTAAAACAATTTATAAAAAGGCTAACTTTTCTTTTAGAACCGCTCAGGCGGCGATGAATAAAATCTTAAGTCTAGTTTAGGGAGGTAAATATGAAGAAAAAAGTACAACAGATAAGTTTAGAAGGAAAATTTGATGTCAAAGACATACTAAAAAGTCTTGACCTTATAAAAAACGCCCTAAAAGGACAAGATATAAAAGATGGTTTTGCTCAAAAATTTAGACGTGAAATGGAACGTGTAGAAAGAAGTGCTGAAACCATTGAAAAAAGTATCTCAAAAGGCTTCAAAAGTTCAGAAGATACAGCAAGATTTAATGCGGAAATAAAAAGCTTATTAAATAATTTTAATAATTTAACTGAAAGTATAAAAAGAACAAAAGTTAATTTAGAAGATATTGAAGTTTCTGATATTGGCAAAAGAGCAGGTTTAGACGGACTAACAAGACAAATAGAAGATGCTAATAAAGAAATAGATAAACTTAGAAATAAAGATGTATTAAAAAGTAGAATTATTGATACAGGTGGGACAAAATTAAATGTATCTAAATCAATGGCATCAGAATTGGCAAGGTCTTTATTTGACCCTACAGTTTATGCAGTAAAATTAAAGGAAATGATAAAAACTATTCCAGTTTCTAAGGAATTTAGTGATTTGGGGCAAAGACTCAATATAGATATTGATACCCCAGAAGGGCTATTAAAAGCTAAACAGGAATTTGAAAAAATAAAAAAACTAACTGAAGAAATTGCTCAAATTCAAAATTCTGGAATGGCTGGCTGGAAAAATAAAGCTGGTAAATTAATACAGCAATACGAAAGGGAAAATACAGGTGCTTTACCATCTAATATATTAAGTGGTGGAGATTTAACAACAAGAGTTGGTAATTTACAAAGTTTCGTTGGTTCTTTTACAAACATGGAAGGACAATTAGAAGCTTTTCAAAGGATAGTTAATTTGCCAAATACCATTACAGAAGAAATTCAGCAACAAGAAGTTGCGATAAATAACAATAGACAAGCTTTCCAAGATATGGCTGATACAATGACTGGGGCGACTCATAGTCAAATAGTTAGTTCGGTTGATATTGCTACTGGTTCTTTTGAGTCTTTAACTAGAGAATTAAATTCGCAGACCAAAGCGGCGGATGAACATATTAAAAAGACTGAAAGAATGAATGCGGTATTTAATGATTTAGGTAACAGGCTAAAAACATTTGCTTCTGTTTTTACACTTTGGACTTTTGGTAGAAAACAAATTGAAGAAACATGGGAAACTATTAAAAAACTTGATGAAGGTTTTGCAAGTATAGCAATGGTTACTTCAAGAAGTCTTGAAAGTATGTGGCAACAGTATTCAGAATATGCGGAAATGTCTAAAAAATATGGTGCATCCACTCTATCTGTAATAGAAAGTTCTGCTTTATTCTATCAGCAAGGCTTAGACACGAATGAGGTTATGGAAGTAACAGCCGAGACTATGAAATTGGCAACATTATCAGGTTTAGGTTTCCAACAAACAACTGACTTGATGACAGGGGCAATTCGTGGATTTAAGCTAGAAATGGCGGATGCAGGAAGAGTAACAGACGTTTATTCAGAACTTGCCGCAAAAGCAGCTGCTGACGTAAGAGAAATTTCTTATGCTATGTCAAAAACAGCCTCAATTGCTAAAGAAAGTGGAATGGAATTTGAAACAACATCTGCATTCTTAACGCAAATGATAGAAACAACTAGAGAGTCGCCTGAAAACTTAGGTTCAGCTATGAAAGCCGTTATAGCACGTTTTCAAGAAGTTTCAAAAGACCCATCAATAACTGTTGATTCAGAGGGTGAGGCTATATCTATAAATAGAATAGAAGATGCTTTAAAATCGGCAAATGTTGCATTAAGGAATGCAAATGGTGAGTTTAGAGATTTAGATGATGTATTTATTGAATTATCCTCAAAATGGGGTAATTTAGACATTATGACCAAACGTTATATTGCAACAATAGCGGCAGGTAGTAGACAACAAAGTAGATTTTTAGCATTACTATCAAATCATGAAAGATTAACACAGTTAATTGGTGCAGCGTATTCCTCAGCAGGAAAAGCTAGTTATCAGTTTGACAAATATCAAGACACCTTATATTTTAAGATAAATAGATTAAATACATCTTGGGAAGAATTTAAGATGAACTTGCCAATTAAACAAGTTGCTGGTTTTTCTTTAGATTTTATGTCAGATATTTTAGATAAAATAACAAAACTTTCTATGCCACAAATGGCGGTATTAGCTTTCTTTGGAATTAGTGTTGGAAAAAGATTAGTTTTAAGTATAGTTGAAGGTATAAGAGCAAGCTCAAATGGACTTAGAACTATTGGTTTTAATTTAGCAGAAAAGATAAAAGAAGGGTTTAAATCTAATGTGGGTACTGGTGCTCAATACACCGCAATATTACAAAATATGATTAATACAATGGGAACTGGGTTAAATGTTACGCCTTTCTCAGTTGCCTTTTCTAATGATGTATCAAAAGCATTAAGAACTAGTGCAAATAGAACTGATTTTATTCAACAATATATAAATGAGTTAAATAAAAAACAAGGAAATATTTCTACAATTAATTCAGGTATTCAACAACGTTTAACAAATGCATTTTTACCACGAGGAACTCAAATAGACAATACTCAAATGAGTCAAATTTTTAATACATTTTCAGACAGTGTTTTAACCAGCGTTGACTCAGCGAACAGAGCACTATTAAACAGTCCGTTTAAAAACACACTAAAACAATTTACAGCAAGTACCCTGCAAGAATTTGTAAATCTAAGAGCACAATTTCAAGGGAATGCAAATCTTGGTACAACAATTACGCAACAATTAACATCGGCACAAAGGGCACTTCAAATGCAGGGTCAAACTTTAGCAATGACATTAAAAACAATTGGAAGTTCTCTTGGTACTGCTATGGTTACAGGAATTGTTACAGCAGTTGGTGGTGGGGAAGTAAGTTCCGTATTAAAAACTGTTGGAATTACACTCTTAACTTCACTTGTTTCTCAAGTTGGAACGTTGATAAATGCAGCGGCAACTACAATGGGAACTACTGCAGGGGTAAGTTTTCTAAAGGCTTTTATTACAGGTAGTGGTGGTATTGGATTAATTATAGCAGCAGTTACTGCAGCGCTTGCCGCTTTAACATTAGTAATATCCAAGCATATAAAAAGCCTAGAAAAGAGTAGAGAAACAAATAAGTTATTGGTTGACTCATATGCTAAAGTTAAGAATATTGTAGAAAAATATGGTGAAACATTAAAAAAAGTAAATAATGAAGTTGTAGCAGCAAGTGATGCAGCAGATAAACAAGTGGAGTCTTATAATAAGATAACTTCTTTAGCAAAAGAGTATGAAGAATTGGCTGGAAAAATAGTTAAATCGGCTGATGAAAATGAAAGACTAAAAGAAATTTCTACTGAACTGTCAAAAATATTACCAGAATTAGTTGGAGCATATGATGATTTGGGTAATCCAATATTAAAAACAGGTGATGCTTGGGATGAAGTTTTAAAAACTGCAAAAGAATATACAAATGAGTTGAGACGGCAAGAAATTTATCAAAAAGCACAATCCGATTTATTATCTTTACAAATAGCACAAGCCAGTGCAAAAAGGGTAAATAGAGAAGACTCATTATTCAAAGCAGCCTCTACGGAAAGTAATATTGCACAATTCTTAGAAAGGAAAAAAATTTCTCCACCAAAATCAATGAAAAATTCTATATATAATGGTAGATTTATTGAAGATATGTTCTATGAGTCTGAAATGGAAACAATTTCTAATGAAATGTTGGCAGTTGTGAAGGAAAATTTTAATTGGGCGACCGAAGTTAAAACATTTGAAGAATTAAAAACAGCAATAAATGATGCAGGAACAAAAAAAGAAGTAGAAAAAAGATATCAAGAAGTGGTTGAAATTATCAAAAAAGACTTTTCTAAAGGACCTTCGGAGGGGGAAATTTCAAAAAGTCAAAAAGAGCTTTTTAAGGAAGAAAGTAAAGCAGAAGGTAATTTTATTTCAGCACTAGAAAGCTACGTAAAGCAAGATGATGATTTCTTAGATATGTCAGAAAATTTAAGACTTTTATTAGGTTCTTATGCAAAATCAAAAAATGAGTTTGATGAAACACTAACTAATTTTAAAAGCTTAAACCCTTCTTATTTTGGAGCAGATGGATTTATTTTACCAAATGTTGATGAAACAAAGGTTGCCGAGGAGTGGGCAAAATTTCAAGAGCAAGAACTTCGTAATTTTGCATACTCATATATCAGAGTATTCAGTGGTTTATCAACTCAACAAAGTAACTTAATAGATGAAATATATGCTGGAATTACAAAACGTTCTTTACAAGAAACTAGGGATTTAATAGAAAATGGTAATTTTCCTAGTGATATCAAAGACGCCCTATATGAGCAATTTTCTGAAGCATTTGAAGGTTCTAATGAAAAAATTCAACAATTAGATAGTCTAATATCTAAAAATGCAATGGGAAAAGCTTTTGGTAACAATATAAAACTAATATTTGAAAATTTGGGATTGGAGGTTCAAGATGTATTCTGGGACTCACTTTCTACAGTAAAACCAGAACAACAAATGAACTTTTTAGAGGGGCTAAATGGCTTTATAAACAATATAGACTTAA